CCGCAGGTCGAACTGCAAGCAGACAGCAAATCTGCCTCACGTTGGGGTACAAACTTCAATGGCGAGTACTTTGCCATCGGCGTAGGTGGTGCGCTGGCGGGTCGAGGTGCTGACCTGTTCATCATTGACGATCCGCACAGCGAACAAGACGCAAAAACAGGGCGTCCGGACGTATTTTTACCTGCTTGGGAGTGGTTTCAGTCGGGTCCCATCCAGCGTTTGATGCCTGGAGGTGCCATTATTGTCGTGATGACACGCTGGTCTAAGCTAGATTTGACAGGCCAGATTGTCAACCAGATGCAACGCGAAGAAGGCGTTGACCAGTGGGAAGTGGTCGAATTCCCTGCAATTCTAAATGAAAAGCCACTTTGGGGTGAATTCTGGAGCCTTGACGAGCTACTTGCTAAAAAAGCGGGTATGGATATTCGGTACTGGGAAGCCCAGTACATGCAGAACCCCGTATCTGAAGAAGGCGCATTAATTAAGCGTGAATGGTGGAAAATTTGGGAAAAAGATGACCCTCCCCAATGCGAGTTCCTCATTATGTCGCTGGACGCTGCCCAAGAGGCAAATACCCGAGCGGACTACAATGCTTTGACTACCTGGGGGGTATTCTTCAATGAGGAAACAGACAACTTCAACATTATATTGTTGAACGCCATCAAGAAGCGGATGGAGTTCCCTGAGCTTAAGAAACTCGTACTTGAAGAATATAACGAGTGGGAGCCCGATGCGTTCGTGGTGGAGAAGAAGTCCAACGGAGCGGCTCTCTATCAGGAGCTACGTCGCATGGGAGTGCCCATAGGAGAGTTCACTCCGGGTAAGGGCCAAGACAAGATTTCTCGTGTGAATGCTGTCTCTGATCTGTTTTCTTCAGGCATAGTGTGGGCACCTGACAGGCGGTGGGCGAGAGAGGTCATTGAGGAGTGCAACGACTTTCCTAGCGGTGCCAACGACGACCTCGTGGATTCGACAACTCAAGCGCTGTTGCGTTTCAGGCAAGGCGGTTTTATCCGATTGCCAACAGACGTAAAGGAAGAAGTGACTTACTTCAAGAGTAGCCGCAGAGCGGCGTACTATTAAGGAAACAACATGGCAACGAATATCGACCAAGCGCTCTCTCCGCTCGACATGACATCCATGAGCGACGAACCGGCGATTGAAATTGAAATTGAGAACCCTGACGCCGTCAGCATCGGAATTGATGGTGTCGAAATTGAATTAACGCCAGAACCCGAGACTGCGGAGCAGTTCGACGCGAACCTCGCGGAGTACATGGACGGTTCAGAACTGCAGTCCCTTGCCTCGGAACTGATCGCCCTCGTGGACGCGGACATCAACAGTCGCAAAGACTGGACAGAGATGTTTGTCAAGGGCCTGGAAGTCCTTGGCATGAAGTACGAAGAGCGCACCGAGCCTTGGTCGGGGGCTTGCGGTGTGTACTCTCCGCTCCTCACTGAGGCTGCTATCAGGTTCCAGTCAGAAATGATTACCGAGACCTTCCCTGCTCAGGGTCCGGTCAAGACGCAGATCATCGGTGCCATCGACCGCATGAAGGAAGAGGCTGCAGATCGTGTCCGTGACGACATGAACTTCATGCTGACCGAGCGGATGATCGACTACCGCTCAGAGCACGAGCGGATGCTGTACAGCCTGGGCCTGTCCGGTGCTGCCTTCAAGAAGATCTACCCGAACCCGAGCACGGAACTGCCCGCTGCTCCGTTCGTGCCTGCTGAAGACTTGATCATGCCCTACGGGGCAAGCAATGTTTACACGGCAGAGCGTGTCACGCATGTGATGCGAAAGACCGAAAACGAGGTCAAGAAGCTGCAGGTTGCTGGGTTCTACCGTGAGGTAGACCTGGGTGAGCCCACGCGCATACTTACCGACATCGAGAAGAAAAAGGCCGAGGAGCAAGGCTACAGCCTGACTGACGACGACCGCTTCCAGTTGCTTGAGATCCACGTTGACTGGGACATGCCGGGGTATGAGGACGATGTGCCTCTGCCTTATGTCGTCACGCTTGACCGTGGCACCCAGGAAGTTTTAGCCATCCGCCGCAACTGGGACGAGGACGACAAGCGCAAGCTCAAACGCCAGCACTTCGTGCAGTACACGTACATCCCCGGCTTCGGTGCTTATGGCTTGGGATACATCCACATCATCGGTGGCTACGCCCGTGCAGGGACGAGCATCATCCGGCAACTTGTAGACGCAGGCACCCTGGCAAATTTACCCGGTGGTTTGAAGACCCGTGGCTTGCGGATCAAGGGCGACGACACGCCTATCGCTCCGGGCGAGTTCCGTGATGTAGATGTGCCTTCTGGAACCGTGCGTGACAACCTCATGCCGCTGCCGTACAAGGAGCCGAGCCAAGTTCTGGCCGCTCTGCTGGAGCGCATCACGGAGGAAGGCCGCAGGCTTGCAGCCATCGCGGACCTGAAGGTCTCTGACATGAGCGCCCAGGCCCCTGTGGGCACCACGCTGGCTATCCTTGAGCGGCAGCTTAAAACCATGTCAGCGGTGCAAGCCCGCGTCCATGCGTCTCTTCGCATGGAGTTCAAGCTCCTGAAGAACATCATCCGCGACTTCCTGCCGCCTGACTATGCGTACACCCCTGAGGGCGGGGATCGGTCGGTCAAGCAGGCCGACTATGACGTAGTCGAGGTGATCCCGGTCAGTGATCCGAACGCGGCCACGATGGCGCAGCGGATCATGCAGTACCAAGCTGCACTGCAACTCGCACAGGGTGCCCCACAGATCTACGACCTGCCGCAGTTGCACCGGCAGATGTTGGAGGTTCTTGGTATCAAGAACGCCGAGAAACTTGTTGCGCTGCCGCAAGATCAGAAGCCGCAAGATCCCGTGACTGAGAACATGAACGTGCTGCGGGGCAAGCCCATCAAAGCGTTTGCGTATCAGGACCACGAGGCCCACATGGGCACACACCAGATGTTCATGCAAGACCCGAAGGTGATGTCCACGCTGGGGCAGAACCCGATGGCGCAGCAGATGATGGCCGCTCTCATGGCGCACATTGCAGAGCATGCAGCGTTTGCATACCGGGCTCAGGTTGAGATGGCGTTGGGTGTCCCGCTGCCCACGCTGGATGAAGAGTCAAACGCTCCCATCGCGCCGGAAGACGAAAAGGCTCTGGCTCCGCTAATTGCTGCCGCTGCACAGCGCACGATGGTCCAGAACCAAGCGATGGCTGCACAACAACAGGCTCAACAGCAGGCGATGAACCCAGAGCTTCAGATGGCACAGGCAGAGCTGCAGTTGAAGCAAGCCGAGATGCAGCGCAAGGCTCAGAACGACCAGATGGACTTCCAGATTGCGCAGGGCAAGTTGCAGCTTGAGCAGCAGCGTCTGGCACTTGAGGCGCAACGCCGCCCTGGGGAAGATCCTCAACTCAAGGCCATGATGGCTCAGCAGGAGATTGCGTCCAAGAGCGCAAGGGCTCAGCAAGAGCTTCAGCAAAAGGAGCAGATGCACCAGCAAAAATTGCGGCAGCAAATTCAATCAGACGCAATCAAGGCAAGGCAACAAATGATGCGTCAAAAAACACAAACCAAACAGTAAGGATTAAACATGGCGACTACTGCGTTCGACGTAGTCATTAAGGAAATTGAGGAGCGCCGCGAGTCCATCGCGCAGGCGCTTATCTCAGGCTCAGCAAAGGATTTTGCTGAGTACAAGGACTTGTGCGGTGAGATCCGAGGTCTATCACGCGTGCATGCTTTTGTAACCGACCTCGTGCGAAAGATGGAAAACGATGAGTGAACTACTCCTAAGTGACGGCGAAAACACCACGGTGTTGCCGCAAACCGAAGCAGAAAAGGCCCGTCAGGTGCCTGATCCGGTGACTTATCACCTGCTGTGCGTCCTACCAAAGGCAGAAGAAGAGTATGAGAGCGGACTCGCTAAGGCGGGCCAGACCATGCACTTCGAAGAGGTGATGAGCCCTGTGCTGTTTGTCGCCAAGATGGGACCAGACTGCTACAAAGACCCCCTGCGCTTTCCCAGTGGGCCGTCATGCAAAGTAGGAGACTTTGTCCTTGTGCGCCCTAACACGGGTACGCGGCTGAAGATCCACGGTCAGGAGTTCCGCCTGATCAACGACGACAGCGTCGAAGCGGTTGTGCAAGATCCAAGGGGGATCAAACGTGGATAAAGAAGAAACTATCTACAACGGCGTCACGGATGACTTCGCTTGGTATGAGTTGTCGCGCATGCGCGTGCGACTTGATGAAATGGTAACCATGCTTGACAACCTGCAAAACACACTGAAAGCAAGGTCAGTGGAGCAACAGAGTTACATGAATTACCTTGAAGGCAAAGTCCGCATGCTTAAAGAGCTTGTGCCACAAGAGACAAAGGAGTAACTCATGGCAAATGTCCAAAACGAAGAATTCAAGTTCCCCGACGAAACCCCGGTAGTCACTTCTGAAGAGAAGGTGGAGTATGAGGTTGAAGCTGCGCCTGAGATTGAAGTTGTAGACGATACGCCTGAGCCGGACAAGGGCCGCAAGCCCATGAAGGAAGCCCCGGCAGAAGTCACCGACGACGAGCTTGAGCAGTATTCTGATGGCGTGAAGAAGCGCATTCAGCACTTCTCCAAGGGGTATCACGAAGAGCGCAGGGCAAAAGAAGCCGCGTTGCGTGAGCGCGAGGAAGCGCTACGTCTTGCGCAGAACCTCGTCGAAGAGAACAAGCGCCTTCAGGGTAGTTTGGGTCAAGGCCAACAAGCACTGCTTGAGCAGGCCAAGAAGGTTGTTGCCAACGAAGTTGAGCAGGCCAAACAGAAATACAAAGCTGCGTATGAAGCTGGAGATTCTGAGGCCCTGGTTACGGCTCAAGAAGAATTAACCTCTGCAAAAATTAGAGCAGAGCGGGTAAATAACTTCAGGCCGGCAGTTGCAAAGCCTGAAGAATCTGTGGTACAACCCGTCCCGCAAGCCCAAGAGTTTGTGCCGCAAGTTGATTCCAAGGCCCGTGCGTGGCAGGATGCCAATCCGTGGTTTGGGAAAGACGAAGAAATGACGGCATTGGCTCTTGCAGCACATGAACGACTTGTGAAAGGCGGTGTCGATCCAACAAGCGACGAGTATTACGAGAAGATCAATTCCCGTATACGGCAGGTTTTTCCAGATGCGTTCCCCTCGGAAAAGCCAGCAAAGAGATCGTCTGTTGTAGCACCTGCCACACGTAGCACAGCGCCCAGAAAGATCGTGCTTACACAATCACAAGTCAACATCGCCAAGCGTCTTGGGGTTCCTCTGGAAGCCTATGCGCGTCAGGTTGCGGAAGATATGAGGAAACAAAATGGCTGAGAACCGAATTTCACGCGAAGCAGATTCCCGCGCCAAGGCTGAAAGGCCGAAGCAATGGATGCCGCCG